ATTCTTAGAAATATCAAATTAGGCGTTTACGATAGAACAATAGTTGAAAAATATCACAAATCAGAAATTAAAAAATTTAACACTTGGATCAAGAGAGATAGAGATTTAGATTTTACATACGCAGGTTTAAGACAAGTAGTAGACAAATACCTTGTGCAAGATAGAAGTTCAGGTGAGATATATGAAACTCCACAAGATATGTACATGATGATTGCGGCAACATTATTTGCTGACTATCCTAAGAAAACTAGAATGGGTTATGTAAAAAAGTATTATGATGCAATCTCTCAATTTAAAATTAACATACCTACTCCAGTAATGTCAGGAGTAAGAACTCCAATCAGACAATTTGCTTCTTGCGTTCTAGTAGACAGTGATGACACATTGTCTAGTATTTTTTCAAGCGACATGGCAATTGGTTTATACGTTGCCAGAAGAGCAGGCATAGGAATAAACGCAGGACGTATCAGAGGTATTAATTCTAAAATTAGAGGTGGGGAGGTCCAACACACTGGAGTCATTCCGTTCCTTAAAAAATTCGAATCGACTGTAAGATGCTGTACGCAGAATGGTGTGCGTGGTGGAAATGCAACAGTTCACTTTCCTATTTGGCACCAAGAGATTGAAGACATACTTGTACTGAAAAACAACAAAGGTACAGAAGACAACAGAGTAAGAAGAATGGATTACTCCATACAGATCAGTAAACTGTTCTATGAAAGATTTATAAATGAAGAGGATATAAGTTTATTTTCTCCACATGAAGTTCCAGGATTATATGATGCATTCGGTACAGATAAATTTGACGCACTATACAAGAAATATGAAAAAGATAAAACAGTTCCTAAAAAGACTATCGCGGCACAAGAACTATTCGCAGACTTATTAAAAGAAAGAGCAGAGACTGGCAGAATTTACATAATGAATATGGACCATTCAAACTCGCACTCAAGTTTCAAAGACAAAGTATCAATGAGTAACTTATGTCAGGAGATTACATTACCTACAACTCCTATCAAAGGCATTGATGATGCAGAAGGAGAGATTGCACTTTGTATATTGTCAGCAATTAATGTTGGTGCAATTGGAAACTTAAATGAATTAGAATCATTATGTGATTTAAGTGTAAGAGCATTAGACGAAATTATAGAATTACAAGATTACCCTGTGAAAGCGGCAGAAGTATCTACTAAATCAAGACGTTCTTTAGGCATTGGATACATTGGGTTAGCACACTATCTCGCGAAGAATGGTGTTAAGTATTCAGATCCAAAGGCGTGGGAGTTAGTAGATAGACTTTCAGAAGCATTCCAATATTACTTGTTAAGAGCAAGTTGTGATATTGCACAGGAAAAAGGCAAGTGTGAAGCATTTGAAAGAACAAAATACGCAGATGGCTTATTACCAATAGACCATTACAAAAAAGAAGTAGATGAAATAGTGCCACACAAACAGAGAATGGCTTGGGAAACTTTAAGAAAAGACATAGGCAAACATGGATTAAGACATTCAACACTATCGGCACAGATGCCCTCGGAAAGTTCTTCCGTTGTTAGTAATGAAACTAACGGTATCGAACCACCAAGAGCACTCCTTTCAATTAAAAAATCCAAAAAAGGTCCACTTAAACAAATAGTTCCAGGTTTTCCTAATTTAAAAAATGCATACACTTTGTTATGGGACATGGGATCCAACGAAGGATACATTAAAATTGTATCTGTTATGCAGAAGTATTTTGACCAAGCAATATCAGGCAACTGGTCATATAATCCATTGCAGTATGAAAACAATGAAGTTCCACTATCAGTGATGGCAGGAGATATGTTAATGGCATACAAATATGGTTGGAAGACAAGTTATTATCAGAACACATATGACTTCAAAGGTGAAGAGGAAGATGTACAACCATCAGGAATTGATACACCAATCACATATGCAAACGGAGAGCATTTAAATGGTGAAACAGCAGTAAACGGTGAACACGTAAACGGCGAAGCAAAGGTAGAAGAACAACTCCAGGACTTGGAAGATGGCGAATGCGAAGCCTGTACAATTTAACCAAAAAAAGATAATTAATAGGTATGGCGAAAACAGTTTTTAATAGAAAAGATATAGACTTTACAAAGGAACCTATGTTCTTTGGTGAGGATCAAAACGTGCAAAGATACGATGTATTCAAGTATCCGCAGTTTGATAAACTTAACCAAACTATGCTAGGATACTTTTGGAGACCTGAGGAAGTTTCTTTACAAAAAGATAGAGCAGACTTTCAAACTTTCAGACCAGAGCAAAAACACATATTCACATCTAACTTGAAATATCAAACACTATTAGATAGTGTACAAGGTAGAGGTCCATGTTTAAGTTTCTTACCTTATGTTTCTAATCCAGAACTAGAAGGTTGTATTGTTACTTGGGACTTCTTCGAAACTATTCACTCAAGAGCATACACACACATAATGAAGAATGTTTATTCAGATCCTGCTGAAGTATTTGACACAATATTAAATGATAAAGAGATATTAAAAAGAGCAGAATCAGTAACAGAAAACTATGACAAATTCAGTGCAATGGCGTTGGACTTCACAGTCAAAGGCAAAGGCGATATGGATGAATTGAAAAAACAATTATATCTTGCAATGGTAAATGTTAACCTGCTTGAAGGTTTAAGGTTCTATGTATCATTTGCTTGTACATTTGCATTTGGTGAACTTAAACTTATGGAAGGTTCAGCAAAACTACTTTCATTGATTGCTAGAGATGAAGCAACACACTTGAACTTATCGACACACGTTATCAAAGCATGGCAAAGAGGTGACGACAAAGGAATGAGCAAAGTTATAAAAGGCTTGGACAAAACTGTGATACAGATGTTTAAGAATTGTGTTGAAGAAGAAAAAGCATGGGCAAAACATTTATTCAAAGATGGTTCAATAATTGGACTTAATGAAAGACTGTTAGGCACTTATGTAGAATGGATTGCAAACAAAAGATTAAGAGCATTAGGTTTCGATCCAATTTATGATGTATCTGCTTCACAAAATCCTCTACCATGGACACAGCACTGGTTGTCGTCCAAAGGTATGCAGATTGCTCCACAAGAAACTGAAATAGAATCTTACATCATTGGTGGTGTAAAACAAGATGTGAAAAAAGGTCAGTTTTCGAAATTCAAACTATAATGACTACTTACGAAGGAATGAATGGATTGGAAGTTTTATACACAATCCTATTTGTTGAATGGGACAAAGGACTTTGGGGAATCATAATACTTGGTTTAATCTTCGCATTAGTATCATTAATCACAGACGACAACTTCCAAAAATATATCAAGCACTTCAATCAAGACGTTTGATTGACTTTCCTATAATAATTAAGTATAATAAAGCAAATAGGAGAAAAGAATAGATGTCAAAAATTACGGAAGAATCGACAATTGTCTGGAGTAAGATGATGTGTCCGCAGTGTACTTCTGCAAAGCAATTACTAAAACTTAACGAAATCACTTACGAAGAAAGAATGCTAGGCGATGGTTGGAGTAAAGAACAATTACTTGAAGCAGTGCCAAATGCAAGAACAGTTCCTCAAATTATATTAAAGGGCAAATTAATTGGTGGATATGATCAATTACGAGAACACTTTAAGAAAGAACAAGAGGATAAAGATGTCACAAATTAATCAAGGCGATACAGTCAGTATCAAGTTTACCAGCGGTGAAGAAATAATTGCTAGGTTCATTTCAGACGATGATAAAACCGTGACAGTACAGAGACCTATGGCATTAGTGAATCTTGCCTCAGGTATTGGTCTAGGCCCATTCATGTTTACACTACCCAAGCATTCCGAACTACCTATCAACAAAAGTTTAATAGTCACTATGGCTAAAACTGAAGTTGAATTTGCAAAAAAATACGCAGAAGGTACCACAGGACTTAAATTAAGTTAATGACCGACAAAATTATAGCAACCGATTGTGATGGTGTGCTTTTCAAATGGGAAGAAATGTTTGACAAGTACATGGCATTAAATGGTTTTGAAAAGAAAACACAGGACCATTACGAGTTGCATATGAATTATCAAATACCCGAAGCAGAAATGCCGGTGTTGGTAAAGATATTCAACGAAAGTGCTTATATGAGATACCTGGAACCAATGGACGGAGCAGTTGAATATGTTAAAAAACTTGCTGACGATGGTTGGAGGTTCCATGTTATTACGTCTCAAAGCACAGACAAAATAGCCAACCAAGCACGAAAAGACAACTTGAAAGATGTTTTTGGAGATGTGTTCGAAGATTTTACATTTTTGGATACAGGCGGAGGCAAGATAGATGCACTTAAAACTTTGGTACCAGGCACTTGGTGGATAGAAGATAAACCAAAAAATGCCTTTGATGGTGCTGTTCTAGGTTTGGCATCAATACTACTTGACCTTCCGCACAATTCAAGTTATACTATAAACAAACAAATGAATTTCCAGAGAGCAAACAACTGGAAACACATTTATGATATCATAAAGGAGAAACATTATGGCAACTCATGATGAAATAAAAACAGCCTACGAAAGTTATGTTGCAGAGCAAGAAGCCTTTGAAACAAAAGGTGTAAAAGCGGCGGCGGCTAGAGCCAGAAAGGCTTTAGGAAACTTAGGCAAATTAAGTAAGACAAGAAGAAAAGAAATACAAGATAAGAAAAACTCTATGTAATTCTATTTGGTTGCTTGGCACCCGTCAAGCAACCAATCTTATCCCAATTTGATAAATAATATTTGATAGAAAATATCACTACGGGAATATATAAAATATGGAAAAAGGCAAGGTAAAATGGTTCAACTCCGCAAAAGGTTTTGGATTTATCACACCAGACATTGAGGGCAAAGACGTATTTCTTCACATTTCAGCACTAAAAGCCGCGAACATAAATGAAGTTATGGACGGTGACGTGATTGAATATACTCTTCAAGAGTTTAGAGGAAGACAGGTTGCGTCCGACATCAAACTAATCAAAAACTTTAATCAATAATCATTGACTTTATAATATTAATATGCTATGTTTAATACATGGCAGTTAAAATTAATAAAAGCGAAATGATTATCACGGATTTCCAGCACTACTGGAAAAGCAAAACGGACAAGGGTCATGAGTTTACTTTCGCACATGGCAAGGACTTCCAAGACGTTAAGACATTTACAGTCAAAGTGGAGCATAACCACAAAGTTAGAAGCAAAGATGGTAGATGGTCTCCAGTCAAGTCTTGACAAATCGAAAATAATCTGTTTAAATACATTGTAGACGTTGAAGTGTGAGGAATAAACATTTAGGACGTCGGGGCAGTACCGACCACCTCCACCAAATCGTTCACGCAAAACACATTGTCACTTTGTGTTTTACGGGGGTGATATAGGTTCGACTAGTGTCAAAAGGCGCATGGAGTTTACCAGTACGATCTCTGTAAAAGATCATTCTTAGATGCAAACGCATTTAAACCAGAAGTGACAGTTCCAGTCAGCATATTCGCTGACGCGGAATTGGTTGCCGCTTAATACCGGCCACTTGGCGGAATAGACTAGCCGGGCAACAGAAGTAGTCAGGTGTGGGAGTTTCGGCTCCCACACTATAAACACATCTTATAACTTATCATTGCACTAAACTTCACACATCTACAATCTAAATATTACTGTGATTGGAGGAGATTATGCGTACTCGTACTAGGACACAGTCTTCTAAAACTCTATGGAAGAAATGGAAGAAGAAGGCGCCCAAGGTGCCTGATATTACTTGCCCTATTATTGACGATGTTTTACAACGTATTGAAAAGCATCAACAGAAAGGTAAAGTGATGTCGCAGTACCAATGGGACATAATTCAAAGACGAATGGAACAACTCCGAACTGATAACGAACTATTAAGAGAAAGCGGAATTTACTGGTACAATATCTGTAAAGATCGTTACAAAGATTTGAAAGATAAGTAATTTTATATGTGGAAAGTGATTATAATAGTGTGTACTTTAGGCAATCCTTGTGTGATGTTTGACGAGGATCCTGTTAAATTTTACAAAGATAAAAATGAATGTTTAAATGTAGCACAGGAAAAACTTAACGCATTAACACAAACCTTCGGTGAATACGGATACGCAGTGACAGATACAAGATTTGACTGTGAACAGGACCACAATTCTTTATAAAATCCAATAAAATAGCGGCTTATTAACACTTGACCCTAGTGCCAAAATCATATATAATATAGGTATGAAAAGGGTACAAAAGTCTAAGGAGTCTGAGTCTACACCATCAGTTGGTTCTAAGATAAAGACATTCTTAATTAAAACATTTTTTGTTGCACTGGTAATTGGTGTGGCTTTCGGAGCAGGAACATTCAAGCCTAATTTTATTATAGTAAAACAGATACAACAAGACGAAGATAGAAAGATGGTTGCCCTTGCAAAAGAGTTCGGACTTCACGAACCTGAGTTTTCTTTTAAAAACAACAAAGAATTTGTATTGTCTATGAACAAATGTATAGACTATCTTAACTGGACGACAGCATCAGATCAAAGAATACCAAGAGATATAATAGTTGCAATGGCTATTGTAGAATCCGCTTATGGTACAAGTAGATTTGCAACAGAAGGTAATGCACTATTTGGTGTGAGGACTTGGAGTAAAGATGTTCCACAGATGAAACCTTTAGCGATACCTAATGCAAAATTTGGTGTAAAGAAATACAAGTCAAAATGTCAAAGTGTAGCAGATGTGATAGACATATTGAATAGACATCCAGCATATGAAGAATTCAGAACAGAAAGAGCCAAGCAGGCAAAAGCAGGAGAAGTCAACTATACCAAATTGGTTGATGGTTTGAAGGCTTGGTCAACCAATGAAATGTACAGCCAAATTATATTGGCAAAAATTAAATCACTCAACGCAGTTGACAAATAATTAAATATAAGGTAATATTAACTATGGGGTTTATACAATTGAAGTTACCTAAGAGATTAAGATTAAAACTACCTAACACATCTTCTTTGCGTAAGGCTAGAGAGGAGTATAGACAGTGGTTGAAAGAGAGAGGTTTGGATAAGTTGAAACCTCGTAAGACGAGTCAAGAATTTAAGTTCGATCCGGGAGAAGAAAGAACGGGTGTTCCTTTGGGCAATAAGATTCCTGTTAGTGGTGGTAAGAAAAGAGAGCAGTTGTTTTATTCGGGCAAAAGAAAATTGATAGGTATTGCAACAATGCACAAAAGCAATCAGGTGCCTGTGTTCGCAGATGACGATGATGAAAAAGGACGTAAGGCGGCAACAGAAATTACAATGATGAAAGGTAATAAATGAATCTGCTTAGACTTGCAATACTTGTAATAGCATTTACGATAATATTATTAAGTTATATCGTTTATCAACAACAAGTAATGATAAATGAGTTGTTTGGTGATATGACAGACTTAATGGAGATAATGATACTATGGTTAGAGCAACAGGGAATAGTTCCGGAGAATCCGGGAACAGAGATATAGAGGAAGAAGTGTGGAACTGGTATTGCTATGATTGTAGATGGCGTGGAGTTGCACAAGAACTTAAACAAGACTTTGACACAGAAGAAGGCTGGGTGTGTCCCAAGTGTGACAGCACTAGCATAGAAGATAGAGGATGGCATAGAGGAGATAAAAAATGGACTTAGAACACGGATTACTTTTATTCTTAATTGGTATACCTTTTTCAGTATTTGTACTATGGGGAATAATTAATTTTATAGGAGCAACAGAAAGTAAAAAAGATGATGAAGATTCCAACGATATCAATCGGTTCATACTTTAATTTTGATTGGCTAAAGAAAGCCAAGTTAGTAGAACTTAAAGATATAGACATCAGTTCGGACCCAGTTAGACCAGATCTGCCTGTGTCTTGGAGAACAAACCATGGTAGAAAGATGTTTGGTCTATACTACGGAAAAGATTTAATGGCTGTGATGTGTTTCGCATACACAAACCAAGTGCCAAAAACTTTATATGAATTGGACAAGTTAAGTGAAGTTGCACATTTGGAAAGTATCCATAGAGTTGGACAACAAGGCAAGATAGCAATCGCCTACACGGTATGGAGTCTTAAAAAGGGTGGCGGACGTATGATAGTGAACGAAGTACACAAGATGATTAAAGAGTCTAACCATTTAAATAGATTAGTCACACTATCTCCATTGACAGCAATGGCTGAGAAGTTCCATTTGAGAAATGGTGCCAAACTATTGCAAAAGAATTTATGGTCCCAAAACTTCGAATATTCATTCGAAGACAAATAATTTTGGTAATATTGCTTCAAAAGTTCAATAAACACACCAAAAATTAAAAACCAAATTACTTGACTAATTTTCCAAAATCTTATATAATGTAAAGATAAAAGAGGAGGCTTATGAAAAGGCACTTAAACATAATAATGGTATTAGCACTGGCATTCGTGTTATCCGCTTGTTCGGGTAGGATGGTAAACTTGCCAACTGAAAATACTAAAGCAAAGAAAGTACCTAATTGGTACTTGAAACACCAAGACACAGGCAAAGAAGGAGTATTGTTTAAAGGTTACTATTATGCAGTAGCAGTAGCGGTATCTCCAGATATGGAAATGTCTATGAAGAAGGCAGTTCTAAAAGCAAAGGCGAAGATCACTGACAGAATAAATGGTGAGATGAACAATAAGACATCTATCATTTACACTGAAAAAGGTGCTCCAGAGTCTATGACAGGAGTTGTAGAATCTCAAGATACTATTGTCAATATGATTAAGCAGACAGTTCTTAGAACTTATTCTGTTGAAAAGAAAATGACAATGTTCAACACTGAGAAGAGCAATTACAGGTCATTTGTTTTGGTTAAGATATCCAAGAAGGATATTGATGCTATAATTCAATTGGTGGAAGAGAAGAATAATCTTAAACTTACATCAAAGATTAGTAGCACGATAGACAAAACGTCTAAAAAAGTACTGAACCAAGCGAAGGATTAGTATGAAATTGAATAGCATACTAATTGCTATTGGTATGGTAATGTCGATTATATTCGTGACATTAGCATTCTTAATGACTAGAGCAGAAGCAGGTGGTCCATGGAGTGATCAATATTGCAATGCAACAGTCGAGACAGTAATTGTTAAGAATGACCAAGGCGAAGTAATAGACAAACAAACAATTGAAACTCTCCATTGCGATGACGGAAGGAACGACTTTCTAGCATTCAGCGGTATAGCGAAAGAATGCAAGGAGTATTGGTACGAGATGTACATCGGTGGTAATTGGGAAAGGAAGAGAGGATATGTCTGTCAAAAATTTGATGGCAGTTGGGAAATGGTTAATCCTATTAAGTAGTCTATCGTTGACTGCCTGTGGTACACCTACAAAAACAACCAACAGCCTATCTAGTCAGAAGAGTGTAAGCCACAATTACACACACGCAGGAACAGGTGTTGAAGTGTGGTATAACTTTGTACGAAACAATATGGGCAAGTTATCTAAAGAAGATATGAAGAAACAGGATAAGGCTGTTTTCTTTGCACTTAATAATTTAGATGATGGCAAAGTTGTATCTTGGCACAATGTTAAAAAAGACACTCACGGATATGTTAAAATAGTGGCTAGTTATCCACATGGCGGTGGTTATTGTAGAGTCGTGTTTACCCAGATACAAAAGAAGGGTAAAGCAAGGGACTTTAAGGAAACTGCCTGTAAGGATGTGTCCTATCGGGGTTGGCAATTTATAAGGTAAATTAAGGTAAATATATAAACTTTAAAGGAGTTTATATGTTATTTGGTTTATTAACCTTTTTAATTGCAATAACCATATCAAGTGTAGCAATCTATTATTCAGTAGCAGGACTTGTGGCGATATTTGCCGCGGCGGCTATACCTATAATCATAATGGGTACTGCCTTAGAAGTGGGAAAACTTGTTGCCGCAGTATGGCTCCATAGGTATTGGAGTAGGGCCGCCTGGTGGTTAAAGACATATCTATCCATTGCAGTAGTTGTATTGATGATTATTACATCAATGGGTATATTCGGATTCCTTTCAAAAGCACACGTAGAACAAAATTTAGCCAGCGACACAGTCACACAGAGAATAGAAATCATAGAAGGCAAGATACTTGCTGAAGAAAAATACATCGAAAGACAGAGTGATGTATTAGAGAGAATTCAATCCAAAGACAAAAGCGGTGTAGATAGATTTAATCAAGACATAGCGATAGAACAAAAGAAGATAGATGATGCCTATGCTAGAATAGAAGTGTTAGATGCTGATGTAGAAGCATTCACATCACGTAACAAAGGATTTGGTGGTACTGGTAGAGTCAAGCAAGGACTTGAATTGAGAGAGAAACAAGGTCCTGAACGTGACGCACTGATGCTTAAAATTGAACAAGCATCACAAAAGATTGATCAATTGAGAGAGAAGAACGATAAGTCATTAGACAAAGTGGACAATCAAGTAGCAGTAGCAGAGAAAAATATATTTGATGCCACTACTAGAATAGACGGTTTCCTGCTTGATTTAGAGCCTTTAAAAGGGCAAGTTATGAAGTTGGAGTCCGAGGTAGGGCCTATAAGATATATTGCTGAATTTGTGTATGGAGAAGAAGCAGACAGGAACTTATTGGAAGAAGCAGTAAGATGGGTTATAATAACTATCATATTTGTATTTGATCCATTAGCAGTATTATTGTTGATTGCTTCGCAGTACACTTTCCGTTGGAGATATATTGATGCAGGAGGAAAACCAACTCCGCCTGCTCCTAGTACACCACCTAGCACTCCATCAGCACCTAGTGGTGGATTGAAGTTAAGCACAATCGCACCTAAGAAGGAACCAAGGACTACAAGCAAACCTATCAAGTTAAGTGATATATCTAATGCTAAAACTATTCCAAATAAGAAAGTAGTAAAAGTAGAGGATGGATTTGACCCGGCAGAAGTAGAAGGCTTTGAAGAATTCAACAGTAACTATGAGACGAAGACTCCAAGTGAAAAACTTCAAGAAGATTTAGAACCTTTACCGGATAATTCAATATCAAAAGAAGAAGAGTTTAAACAAAGAGAAAAAGAAGAAGTTGAAAATTTAAGACGTGTTTCATACCAAGCAAAAGAAGAAGACGAGTCTTGGGAAGTAAACAAACAGGATTGGAAAACACTTAATCCTAACGACACAATTCACAGACACAAGGAACTTTATATCAAAGGATTTATTGATGAATTACCTTGGGAGAATATGCCAAGCAAAGAAGAACCACCAATGCCATTAGACCAATGGAACGCAATGATAGAATCCGCAGAACAAGAAGTTGCTAAAGAGGAACCAAAAAAAAAGACTACCAATTACATAATGAGAGCAGAGACGGGCGACAAGCAAGTGAAAGTCAAGGACAGAGTGCCAGCGGACGAATCAAACCAAACCTAACAGAATTAGTATATCCAGAATCCTACGTACAGAACGAAGAGCAAGATACCAAATCACATTGGAAAAAAATTATCGAATAACTGAATAATTATTAGTATGACCAAAATTACTATGATCACTGAACCTGATAAGTTGTTAAACAACAGGGTAAGTGTTTTATTAGTTGTTCCTGATAATGATTTAAAAACACAATTCAATGACCTAATGAAAGAGATGGACATAGAAGTAAATCTTTATATGTGGGAGTTGGGTGATCCTGATTACGACAGCAATATTAAATGGTTAGTTGAAGTTGCTAGAGATGTTGACCATGTAATTTTAAATTGTGATGGTATGTGGAAAGACAGATGGATAGTAGGTTACCTGCTACAATTAAGTCATTGCTATTTCAGACACACAGGAGCCACAGAAGCATTTGGATATAATATAATAAACAATAACAAGATATGGGACTTAAAATATTTAAAAGCACATATTGAAGAAATGAATAAACAAAGGAAAAATGAACATTAAAGCAGACTTGTGGTTTCCAACAGTGGTATGGAATTTTCAACTTAAAGAAGTAAATGATGCAGAATTGCGTGACTACGTTATTAATTTTAGACAGGACGATCCAGGCAAGAGAGTATCTAACTATGGTGGCTGGCAAAGTAGAAACATAGATATACTAGACGAACGTCCATTAAACATAGAAAAATTTATAGTTGCACTTCAACAAAACGTAAATGACGCGGCTAAGATGGCTAATCTACCTAAGTTGCAGATATGTGATTATTGGTGGAACATCAACAACAAAGGTGATTACAATCATCCACATAATCATAGAGACAGCATTTTGAGTGGAGTATATTATATAGATATTCCTGAGGAGAACATGGGCGATATACATTTCGAACGTGAAGATGATGCTCAGTATTTCCTACCAAGATTTATGCCAGGCAGAAATCAAATAACGGCACTGAGAGCATCTTACAAACCAAAAACAGGAAACGGTCTTATATTTCCTAGTTGGGTAACACATTCAGTAGATGGCAATCAATCAGATAAGCCACGAATATCAATGAGTTTTAATACTGCCATTTCTATGGATAAGGCAAATGACGAATTGGCGAGCATGAATGGTATGCCTACAACAAAAGATATGGCTCCACCTGAGCCACCAAAGCCAATTGACAAATAAATTCTAGTGTGTTAATATACATTAGATGGCAACTTCTAAAGATAAAAAAGTCCTAATAGAAAAAATCAAAAACGAAAGAAAGTTTTACGAATTTAGATTCGAAGCATACGGCGGCGAGGCTGTGATGGGATTCGTAACTAAAGAAGCATACGATTATTGGACAGAAAAATCTAGCAGAGATTTTGATGCCTATATGGCAGAATATAGAGATAGCAACATTGTAGGCAAAGTGCCAAGAAGTTGTCAAATACACAAAGACTGGTACGAACATGACGACATCACTCACGCATCAGGAGTAGAATTTACCAACCAGAACACATTATATATTGATCGATACGACAAGAACTTTGTATATGAAGATTGCATTATGCAGATACCTTTAGACATTGACGAATTTTATAAATTAGGAATCAAATGCATAGACCATGGCAGTTTTGATGGTGACCATTCCCTTGTTGAGAATAGGCATTACTTCTTTGGACAAAGTTTTGAAAAAGGCGTTTGGTACACAGAAGAAAAGATCAAAGGTGGTCCACATGGATTAGAACTTGATAAAATTTTTTTAGATTACCAAGCAATAGATGGTTGGCCCGTTATCACAGGAGTGCAATATGAGGGTTATGATTATTACCTAACTGCCGACACTAGAGGCAAAAGTCTTAACATGAGTCTGCATGAAGGTTATCAAACACAAGATTTTGGTAAAGAAAGTATAAAAAATGTATAATTTGCTCTTGAATTATCCTAAAGAGTTATTATATAATAGTGTATCACGTAAGGTGATAAATAATAATGTAAGTTGCTTGGATAGGACTTACATTAAATCAACTTGCTTAATAAGGAGGAAAAGCGATGACAAACAATAAAGCACTATCTATATTCAATCAATTAAGACCAGTAACAGTAGGATTCGACAACGTGTTCGATCATTTCGAAAGTATGTTCGACGAAGGTATGTTTAGAATGCCAACTGCTACAAACTTCCCACCATACAACATAGTGAAGACTGGTGAATACACGTACGACGTAGAACTTGCACTTGCAGGTTTTTCTAAGGACGATATTGAAGTTCACTACGAAAACAATATGTTGACTGTGAAGTCCAAGCAGAAGGACAAGTCCGAAGCAAAAGACTCAGAGGGTGTGATACACAGAGGCATCAGTAAGAGATGGTTTAGTAAATCATTTACTATCAGTGACGATGTGGAAATCAAAGGAGCCGAATTAAAAGATGGCTTGTTAAAAGTATCTATGGAAAGAATAGTTCCAGAAGGTAAAAAAGCAAGAACAATCGAAGTAAAGTAACTTTGAATATGGGTAGGGTGGAAACACCCTACCTAACTTAAATAAGAAGGTATTATGACAACAGAATTAGACGTAAAAGTAGATAACAAAGTAAAGGCAATCCAAAAGGAGCCATCGAATTACACTGTGATTCTTTTGAATGACGAAGTGACTCCAATGGACTTCGTAATTGAATTAATAGTAAAAATTTTTAGACACACCCCAGAAACGGCAAAAGATTTGACCTTAAAGATCCATAAGGAAGGTTCGGCAGTCGTTGGTATATATACATATGAAATAGCAGAGCAGAAAGGTATAGAGGCGACCAACGAAAGTAGAACAAGAGGTTTCCCTCTACAGGTTAAAATTGAGCAAGAGTAATTTAAAAGAACTTACCAAACAAGTACACCAAGACGCAGAACGACAAGAGTTCGTAGGCGAACTAATGTCTGGCAAGATGTCAGACGAAATGTATGCAACGTTCTTATGGAATCAACATTCGATTTATAATTTATTAGAAGTATTTGCAATGAAGCACGGACTTCTTAATGATTTTCCAGAAATTAGAAGGGCACCAAAGATATTGGAAGATTTTAAAGAACTTTGGAAATCCACTGAGATGCCGGGTATCACTGAAAGCACAAACAAATATTTAAAACACGTATTTGAAATAGGAGAAGATCCTACAAAACTAATGGCACACATTTACGTAAGGCACATGGGAGACTTGTCAGGTGGACAAATGATTAAAAAGAAAGCACCAGGGCAAGGTAGTATGTATGAATTTGATTGTGATATAAAAGAAACAAAGGAAAAAATAAGAGCAAAAACAAATGATGATATGGCTGATGAGGCTAAACTTTGTTTTCAATATGCCGCGGAACTATTCAAGGAGTTGTATGCCCAGAAGAAAGAAACTGACCAATAAGTGGGACCTAATAAAAATTAAAGTACTAGAAGACGAAATAGATTATTTTAAAAGTTGTATTCAAGAACACGACACAGGTCATATCTACACTACAATAGATGCTTTAGAAACAAGAGTAAGGATACTAAAAGGATTGGAAACAGATGATCCTTTCCTACATCACAGAACGGATCCTAATTTGATATGAGTTTTATTTGGGACACATTGATAGACTGCCAAGAACAAATTATAAAAGAATTTGACGCTAGAGGTACAGAGATTCAAGAAGAAGGAATGGCACAGTTCAATCAACCAGACAATGGTTGGATTAATAGAGTATGGCAAACTGAGGATTGTAGACGTTGTCATATAGATGTTGTAGATGCAAGAGATTCAAAGGCATTATGGATGATGCACGTATGCATCTTTCCTAATCTAGAAAACAACGGACCCATATACGGCTTTGATGTAATTGCGGGTAAGAACAAAATGACTGGAGCATTCCATGATTTTTCAAGAAGTTCAGGTGGCGAAGAACATCCTTTAATTGATTGGTATAAAGAATCAGTAGAAGAGTTCATACCAAGCAAAAGACGTGAACTACCTGAGTGGGCACAGAATATTTTTACAAGTTCTATGTTGGCGGCTGGTAATGTAAGGACAGACGAAGAAGCAAAAGCAATAGTGAACCTTGCTATTAAAAATTTAAAAGTTTATTTCGATTCAATAGGCGAATACAACAACACAGCCAAAAAAGAAGATACAATAGAAGCACAGAACTATTATTGTCATAACCAGCAACAAAATCCACACACACCAAGAGTAATGAAATCCTTGGGCCTTAAAGAAGCAGATGTAGAACTATTTTGTACAGATGCACTATTTCCTAAAATAAAAGACTAGTAAAATAGCGATGTCTATGCGTTTGACATTAACTTATTTTTTTGTTATAATGTAAGTATGAAATTAAGCCAAATGCATACACCGGATCAAGTAAAGGCAAAGTCTAATGCAGTTGATGTTAAGATGCAAGAATTAAAAGATGCAGTAGACAACAATATGCCTTATGACCATATTAAGTTTCTTGTTGACGATTTAGCAGTATTGATTAGAGAATTACAGAATGCTAGTTAGTATTGTTGGTGGCAACAAAACAATAAGGTCACTTACTAAAAGTCTTGTAGAATATTGTGCAGACAAACTGAATCTAAACGATTCCATTATACTAGATATAGAATTCACAAACAAGTTGTACAAGGAAGATGGTTTACTTGGTGAGATTGATTTCGATGATAACAATCACAGACCCAAAGAATTTACTATGACGGTGGACAACACAGTTTCTAAAAGAAGAATAATGGAAACTATCGCACACGAAATGGTTCACGTGAAACAGTATGCCAAGGGTGAGTTGGTTGATTTATCCAGATGTGGATCCACTAAATGGCAGAACGAAGTGATCAACAAGGACACTAATTATTGGGATCTACCATGGGAGGTTGAAGCACATGGTAAGGAACTTGGACTATTCATAAGATGGGCCGAGGACAATAAACTGGGCAAATACGCATGGACCCAGGAAAAGTACGCATAGAACCCACAAAATTATTTTTATAATATACTACTATAATTAATTTCTGGTGCTTTTTCAGAGCACTTTTTTAATTAAATAGTAGTATGAAATCCAAAAGACATTACAAGATCAAAATCAAGAAGGCTCTTGAGAGAAGAGGCGACGAAGCGGACTACTTTCCTACAGATGCCGTTGCTGTCAGATGGTACAATATTCTAAATCAATCATTATTCGAAAACAAATTAACACGTCCTCAATTGATTGTTAAAAGATTGAGAGGATGTAAAGGTCAATTACATATGGACTGGGACGCAAGATATTCTAGAAAAGGAACTTGCAATCAGAACCATATTCCATACCACAATCCAACTTTCAGTTATGTGATAGAATTACATCATAGATTTGATACTTGGAGAGCGTTCATAGAAACACTTGCACATGAAATGGTCCACCAATGGCAAGTACAAATCCAAAAGGACCCAACAGCCAACCATAACAAAAATTTCTTCGCTTGGAGAGAAAAATTCAAAAAATATAGAATGGATTTAGGTTTATAAGAATCTAAAACCTATATTTATCTTAATCCGGTTTAGTTAGATCATCTAGGGTGATTATGTGGGATTTTGGAAAAGTTCTTGTGCCGTCTTTTGGTTGTTCGCTCACACCTTTTGGTTTTACACGTGCCAAATTCCGGACCTGTTTATTGGCTTTCTTCTGTTCTCTTCTAATAACTCTGTCAGACTTTTTAGCCATATAAACATCTCCATAAAAATACTTATTTGGTTATTGACTTTCTTGCCAAATAGTGTTATATTTTAGCATATTTGATATGTATAAAAAAGATAATAAAAAAATGCACCTCTCAGACGCAGTAAAAGGCGACGGTGACTACGCATTAATATTTGATAAGGAAGGTGAATTAGTAAGTCTATTTGTAGCAGAAGAATTAAGTGACAATCCTATTCCACAAAACATCAAAGACATTTGTAAACACATTTTTAATATCGACGTAGAAAAACATCAGGAAAGGAGGTTGCATTGACAATTAAGATTGAAGTTCGAAACAACAATGTGGAAAAGGCTTTAAGAGTTCTCAAAAAGAAATTAAAGAAAGAAGAAATTTTCCAACAGATGAAAGATAGGCAATATTATCAGAAGCCTAGCGAAGTAAGACGTGAAAGAAAAAAGCAAAGAAGAATAGCAATTAAAAAAGCAGAAAAATTAAGAAGAAACTTTTTATAAGATGGCAAACAGATTTCATTTGGCAATACCTGTAGGCGATATAACAGAAGCCATGAATTTTTATTGCAACGTGTTAGGTTGTGATAAAGGTAATTCAGAATTTAAATATCCAGATGCCTGGGTAGACATTAATTTTTGGGGTAACGAATTGACATTACACTCTTCAGAAGAGTTTGAAAAAGTAGAAAGCAAAAGACACAATGTTGATATGGGCAACGTCACAGTGCCACACTTTGGTGTTCACATTAGTGCAGAGGACTTTGCCAATTTGAAAGAGAGATTAGCAGAACACAAAATCAAATACATAGACGAACCTTATGTTAGATTCGAAGGAACAGAATTAGAACAGGAAACAATGTTCATTGCAGACCCTTATGGTAATGCAATGGAAATAAAGACAATGAAAAATCCTGATACACTATGGAAAACAAACAAATGACATTTGAAGAAAAGACAAAAGAGTATAGAGAACAAATAACTTCTTTAAAAGAAATAGATAGTTTAGAAGTCTACCAATGGCTTATTGGACTAGGAAAGAAGTTAAATGAAAATCCTTTAAGCAAAGAAAAGCAGACACAGGAAAACAAAGTAGTTAGATGCCAGTATGATTTATATGTGGACAAAGAAGATGATACATTTAAGGCTTGGAGTAACGCAATGGTGGCAGGCGGATATGCCTATGTACTTGTTGACATCTTTAATTCAATCAGCAAAGAAGAAGCAAAGAATATTACTGTGGAAGACTTTAAAAAAATTAAACTTGATGAAATGTTAACCATGAATAGACAAACAGGATTTTATGAAATGGTTGAAAAGATGTTGAGAAAAATATAATGTATTACGTAAGAAAACTTTTTACTAAAAAAAATTTACTTGGTATTGTAAGTATTGGTGGATTTATATATCTACTTGCAGTACTTTTAAATTTTTTACAAGGAACAATATAATGTACGCATGGTTGAATTGGTATGTACCAGAAGAAAGAGTAAAGCACTATATCGTGTTTATGATTCTAGGACTATTTGTGTTTCCATATTATTTTATGGGTGTTAAATTTACTATGATGGGATATCTTTTTAATTTACTATGGTTGGATGCATTATACTTTTTTATGTTTAAGGTACAAAAGAAATATTTAGATGATAAGGATGACGATGGAAACAATTCATTATGATGATAAGTGTATAATTGAATGCACTAGAAATGGTCAGAAAGTGGAGGCTGATATCCTCTCTTTCAAAGAGAATCAATTCTTAAGTGTGGTATTTCAAAAAACAGTTAAATTACAATTACAATATGATGTAGACAAGAGTGTCTATATTGGTAATATGAGTGGACTCGAATTCATTACTGAAGGTCCACAACAATTTGTAAGTAAAGAAGGAAGATAAACAATGGCAAAAATTTGTGTAGTAGGTGCTGGTAAAATCGGCCGAATAGTAAACGCATTTCTAAAACTAGAAAAGCATGAAACATTTTTAGTAGATTCTAATACTGAAATTGAAAACGCAATCCACATAGATGCTAATGACGAATCAGCATTAACAGACTTCATTAAGGACAAAGACATAGTTGTTAGTTGTGCTTCATATGATGCAAACATTTCAATAGCAGATGCCTGTGCGGCAAATGACGTTGCATACTTCGATTTAACTGAAGACGTCGCAGTATCAGATCATATAAAAGGTTTAAAGACTGATGCATTCATGATGCCACAGTCTGGATTGGCTCCAGGAGCAGTTAATATTATAGCATCTGATCTTATAAAAAAATTTAGTAGAGTAGACAAAGTTAAAATGAGAGTTGGTGCGTTGCCAATGTTTACAGCCAACAGTATGGCATATTACCTAACATGGTCAACATCAGGATTAATTAATGAATACATCAACGAAGTTGACATTATAGCGGGTGGTAAGCCAATTAAAGTACAACCACTTGATGGACTAGAACATTTGTTCATTGACGGAAACAAATACGAAGCATTTAACACTTCAGGCGGAGTTGCTTCTATGTGTGACACATTTGCTGGTAAAGTTAAAACAATGAGTTACAAAACAATCAGATATCCAGGACATCATGCAAGTATGAAGTTTTTACTAGAGGATCTTAATTTAAAGCATAACAAAGAAAAATTTATAGACTTATTTGACCAAGAAGTTCCTTACACTACAAAAGATGTGGTGGTAATGTTCATCACAGTAATTGGAGTAATAGATGGCAAGTTGCAGGAAAGAACTTTCCAAAAGAAAATTTATGGTGACAAAACCCTAAATGCAATTCAAAGAACAACGGCTTCAGGAGTGTGTGCAGTTGTACAAGCATACGCAGAAGGTAAACTAACAGGCTCAGGATTCCAAAAACAGGAAGACGTGCCGTTTGAAGTATTCACAAGCAACAAATTTGGGAAATTATATGAACAGGACTGATTACGATAAAGTAATTGAAAGAGCAGTAGAGATTCAAAAAGAATGGCGTAATATTCCAGCACCCGGCAGAGGTGATCTTATTAGAGTATTCGGCAACGAACTACGTGATGTTATTATGCCGATTGGCAATGCAATAATGAAAGACGCCAAAAAGATTAGAGCAGAAGCAGTTGGTGAAGTTCAAGAGGCAATTGATATGTGTGATTTTGCAGTAGGACTATCTAGACAGTTGTATGGATTAACAATACAGAGTGAAAGACCTCAACACAAACTTCAAGAAATTTATAATCCATTAGGAGTTGTTGGAGTGATTACAGCCTTTAATTTTCCTTGTGCCGTTTGGGCATGGAATCATTGTTTAGCGATGGTGTGTGGAAATAGTGTTGTATGGAAGGGTTCACCTAAAGCAAAAAATGTAACCGATATATGTAAGAAGTCTTGGGACAGAGCAGTTGAAAAAACATTTCCAGAACCTTGGTTCAAATTTAAAGACTTACTACAAGTTGTAGATGGAGACAAAGAAGAAGCAGAATGGATGGCTGACGATACTAGAATTAATTTATTAAGTGCCACTGGTTCAACAGAAATGGGTAAAGCATTGGCTCCTAGAGTATCAGCGAGAATGGGTAAAGCATTATACGAATTAGGCGGAAACAACGGAATGATAGTATCAGACAAGGCAAACATAGATTTAGCAGTAAGAGGAATTGTGTTTGGTGCAGTTGGTACGGCAGGACAAAGATGCACTACTTTAAGAAGATTGATTGTGCATGAATCAGTGTATGAAGATTTAATGTCTAAACTTAAACCTGCATACGCAAGTTTACCAGTTGGAGATAATTTTGAAGAATCAACTTTGGTTGGACCACTTATCAATAAAGAGTCCGTTGATAGAATGCAATCAGTATTAGAACAAGCCAAAGCAAAAGGATACACAGTTCACGGTGGTGAAGTTGTTGAAGGTTGTTCTGTGAGACCTGCTATTGTTGAAGCAACAGAACAATGTGATTTAATTAAGACAGAAACATTTGCACCCATTTTATACGTGTTAAAATATTCAGATTTAGATGAAGCAATAAATATTCATAACGCAGTTCCGCAAGGATTAAGTTCTTGTATATTCACTGACAGTGTTCAAGAAGCAGAACTTTTTACATCGGCAATAGGTTCCGATTGTGGTATTGTTAACATTAACATTGGACCAAGTGGTGCGGAAATTGGCGGTGCATTCGGTGGTGAGAAAGACACTGGTGGTGGACGTGAATCTGGTTCTGATGCATGGAAACAATATATGCGTAGAAGCACAGTCACAATCAACTACGGAAAATCATTACCATTAGCACAAGGAATTAAATTCGGAGACTAAAATGCCAAAAGGCTTTTATAAAGATCCTGAACTTAAATTCGATCTTGTTAAAATGCAGTCAGCATTACAAGACGTAGACTCACGTGTGGCTAGACAATCGCCGCTAGGTGAAAGAGATATTAATGCAATATGTCTAACTCAAATACCAAATGATCCAAATTCAATTACTGGCGGAAATGTAAGAGGATTGTATTGGACTAAACCAGACAGCACGTATGAAGAAGTTCAGAGAGAAGAAGTAATAGACGAAGTGCAGTATTCAGAATTTGTTAAACTGTTCGAAGACACATATTTCAAAGAAATGTATAATGCAATTACCAAAAGATACAAACTTGGTAGAGTTCGGTTGCTTTGGAAACTTCCTAGAACAACATTAAGTTGGCATAGAGATCCAGAACCAAGATTGCACATTCCAATAGTAACAAATTTTGGTGCTAGGATGTGTGTCGATACTGAAGTTCGTCATATGCCTGCAGATGGATCTGTATGGATCACAGACAATACCAAATATCATAATGCGTTCAACGGTGGAGAAGAAGACAGAGTTCATCTTGTTGCCACTGTTTTGGATTGTGATATGTCTATATTTGAATAATTTGGTAAACCACTTTCCCAAAAAACCTTGACTTAAAGTACCTAAGACTGTATATTAATATTATTATGTTAAAAACGATAACAAATATCTTTAGAGGAGATATCTCAATGACAAAAACAGCAACGATCCAGAACAAAGTTGAATCTGCGTTATTATCTGGTGCGGCATTAACATCAAGTGCTATTAAAAATAGATTTGGTGCTGGTAACCCACAAGCAGTAATACAAGCATTAAGATTCAAAGGTATCCCTGTATTCTTAAACACTAACAAAAGAAGTGGTGTAAAAGTTTACAGAACTGGGAAAGCACCTAAATCAGTAGTAGGCGCTGGATACAAAGCGATTGCAAAAGGTTTAATTAAGTAATTAACTTTTATAAATTGATTAAAATAGGCGGCTTTATGTCGCCTATTTTTTTGACTTGACTTTCAACTCTTATACCTGTATAATATAAAAATAAGGAAACATTAAAGGAAATATTATGAGTGAATTTAAACAAGGTATCTTTAACATACTTCATAAATTAGGAACAAGCAGTTTAGCACTTGCCCTGATCTATACTTTGGGACATATCATAATTGCTATGGCAGTTGTCAGCACGATGACTGGTGCAAGTCTATTTGAGGCTGGAGCAGTTGCATTGATTGAACCTAGTATAAATGGCGTTTGGTTTTACGTTTTACACAAAGTTTGGCGTAAATTCAGTGGAAATCCTAAAGCACAAGCATTCAACGATTAAAAAATCCGCATAAACACTGGCTTTTTAAGCCTATCTTTTTGGTTGACTTTTTGGTACTATAGACACTATAATAGTATTATAAACAAAAAGAAAGGCACCATGCAAAAACAAATAGAACAATACATAGAAAACATTAAGCAAGACTACGTTGGTTGGGGGAACCCAAAAACGGGAACAGAAAAAACCGTAAGAGACAATATGGTTAAAGAGTTCTGTGAAAGTATCTCAGTTAAACCGGGCAAGAAGTATATTAAGGTTATGACTAAGATTGGTACTAGCAATTCAGTTCATTCATTCATAGCAAGTAAAGACTTCACAACTTCTAAAGGTGTGCAGTTTAAACAAGGTGATATCCTAAAAGCGGCAAGTTGGGCATTACCGGCTTTGAATGCTCCAAGAGGTAACATTTTTGGTGAATACGTTGTAAAATGGACTGGTGCGTGTTATATGGACGGTCAAAAAAGATTAATAGTTTAATTAACAGGAAAGGGCAACAATGCAAACTCAAGAAAAACAAGTAGTTAAATTTATGAACCATAAAGTAGATCCAACATACATTTGGCACACTGCCAAAGATGCGGCTGTTAAGGCAGTTGATGAATATATGAAGGATAAAGAAGAACCTATGTACTGTGGTTTCGCAAATGTAAAAGTGAGACCTGCAAAAGGTAAATTCGTTAATTTCTTAAAAACACAAGGAATTGGTGATATAGCATACAAAGGTGGTTGGAGAATATCTTACTACGACATTATGCCAAAAAGTCATCCTTGGAGATGTACACAATCTATGAGTATTAAGGAAATTGGTTGTGATGCATTCGCAAGTACTTTGGAATCTTTTGGTTTAGATTGTATAAGCGAAAGTAGAGCAGACTAATAGGTTGACTTTTTTGGACAAAGAAAGTAAAATAATGAATAAGAAAAGGCAAACTTAAAAGGCAAGAAAGGGCACAATGCAAAACACAATATACGTTCTGGAAGGTTCTTACAGAAACAAATTAATAGAGAACCAATCGTTTCAATTACTAAAAGCATATCAACCACATCCGCACAAGGAAGGTGGATACATCACAGTTAAGATAGATCCAAAAGACTTTCCTGGAGCAACATCAGATAAGATTAAGGTAAACGTGGTAAGCGAGAATCAATTGAGAGATTCCGCTCCTGAACAACCTAAAGAGGAAAGCGATGCTGAGACAGTTGAGAGAATGAGAAAAAGATTCACAATTTTAGACAGCATGACAAAGGCTTGTAAAAAAGGTGATGTGAGAGCGATGATTGTATCAGGACCTCCAGGTGTTGGTAAGAGTTATGGAGTGGAGACTGTATTAGATAGATATGGAGTTGTATCTACACTTGGTAATACGGCACCAAAGTATGAAGTTGTTAAAGGTGCTATGTCGCCAATTGGTTTATACTGTAAACTTTACAATTTTTCAGGTGCTGATAATGTTTTGGTGTTTGATGACTGTGATAGTATTTTATTAGATGATTTGAGTTTGAACATACTTAAGGCGGCACTTGATTCTAAAAAGACTAGAAGAATATGTTGGAACACAGACTCTCATATGTTAAGAAGAGAGGGTGTGCCTGATACTTTTAACTTTGCTGGTTCAGTAATTTTTATTACAAACATTAAATTCGATAATGTTAAGAGTAAGAAGTTGAGAGACCATTTAGAAGCATTAGAAAGTAGATGTCATTACATTGACCTTACTATTGATACAATTAGGGAAAAGATCCTAAGGATTAAACAAATTGTAAATGATGGTATGTTAAAAAGTTATGCACTACCAAAAGACACAGAAGAAGGTATTGTGGCTTTTATAGATGAATACAAAAGACAATTAAGAGAAATAAGTTTGAGAACAGTTCTTAAGATTGCGGATTTGGCAAAGTCGTTTCCAGAAAATTGGAAAGAAATGGCAAAACAAACTGTTTTAAAACCTGTATAATGGAGTTATAATGTTAATGATGAAAAAACAAAAAAGAAATAAATTGGAAAGAAAACTAGACGAATACAACCACACTATGGAATTGGTTAGAACAATCGTCCCTATTGCGGTGTTGGCTTTACAAATATATATTTTGGTGAAACTGATATGAGAACACAACCACAAGACGTAATTGCAAAACTAGAAGCAGACAATAGTAGACTGGCAAAGGAGAAGATATTACTAGATGCTATGAACGAAGGACTTGATGAGTTCTTTGAAGGCTTAAAGATGTGTTTGGATAAGTTGTACACATTTGGAGTGAAGCAAGTTCCAACAAAAGATGAAGTAATTTCTGCACAAGGTTGTAAATGGGAAGTGTTTAAAGCACTTGCTGAAAAACTTAACAAAAGAGAATTGACAGGTCACGCGGCAAGAGATGCCATTGAACTAGTGATGAGTTCGGCGACAGCAGAACAATGGAATGGATTTTACAGAAGAATATTAATTAAAGATTTGCGTTGCGGTGTTTCAGAAAAAACTGTGAACTCCGTAGCAAAAAAGAACAAGTATGGCAAGTACATGGTGCCCGTGTTTACTTG